GCAGGGGGATATTTTTAACCTTGCCTCTTTTCCATTTTGTCAGGCACCGGTCGCACCATTCCTGGTTTCGGCCATGAATGAAATGGGCCTGATCATCTCGTTCTCGCCATCGGCTTTTGCATCGCCGATCTCAGTCACGCTGACTCCGCCGAACCTGGTCTGTTCACCATTGTCGAACTCGACTACAAGGGTCCCACCATTGCCAACGATGGAGGCCCAGTCAAACTCGGCCGTGTCCTTTGGAACAACGTAGTCCAGCTCACCCGTGAACCGCTGTGTAAGCTGGGCATTGCCCGTTTTGTACATCAGGTGAACCGACTTCGACAGGATGCGGGCCTTCTCGGTGAATGCTTTGAAGTCCGAAATATCCTGGCCATTGACGGCCAGTGTTGCTCTTACAACATAGTTTGCCATGGTTATTTACACTCCCAGTATGAGGTTGAAAACTGAACCTATTACATGCAGTCCTGAAATAATATTTGTGGGAACAGAAATATCAACTCTGGTCACGTCACTGAGGTCCTGTTCAACCAGAACCGCCGACTCGTACTTCGCCACGTTCTGTACGATCTCAGCATTCTGAAGGTTGTAAAGAACATCGAGGACTTCCGGCTTCATTAGCCGCATCGTACGGGCGTTCAGCTTCGCACCACGAAAGACATTAGTCAACCGGGTCCGGACCTGAGACCTGACAAAGAACATGGTCCGCATTGTGTTGATGTCCAAAAGAGTCGGATCCGGCGCACCCTGACTGTTCAGGGTGTAAGTCGAAATGGCCCTGACAATTGCCAGTTCATCGCCCGGAACGACTGCCAGAGGCGTGACGCCATTGCTGAGCAGGTCCTGTTTCTGGGTCCATGTGAACCGGTCAGGCACCGCAGGAGCATCCTGGGCCACGACAAGGCCATCGTACGGCACGACAGGGTCTGAGGTGGACGCGAGCACCGCGGCATACCGGGCCCCAATTTTATAGGGCTCGGGCTTCGCCAGGTTGCCCGAGGCATAATTGACATAACCCTCGGTCATGGTGCCGCTGTTCATGGTTCCCGCAAGGGTCTCAGCGTTGGCAAAGGTACCGATCTGATCGGTATAGCCATAAACCGTGATCTGGTTCCCATTGTTATTGGGGTTATTCACGAACGTGTTCATGGTCTTGATCTTGGTCAGGTTCCCACTGTCTGCCAGTGTGCTGATCACGATGGTGTAATTTCCACCAACGATGCTGCCAAGCACCGAGCTCGTGGTGTCATAGGCCCCCACATCAGGATCTGTGGATCCAGAGGCCATGTCCGTAACCACTGATGTAGCGTCTGAGCTATTGATGGCGGTGATGGTTGTCGTATTGCCAAGTGTCCCTGCGTTCCGGGCCGTGAATGCAAGAGTGCCCGAGCTGAGCGTATAGGTCACCGGCAAATAGGTCTGGATCTGATCAAGGGCTGTTTTGAGATGGCCCGCGATGGTCGATGTGCTGTCACCGACAGAAACGCCTGTGCTGACATGCTCATCGCCGATCCATAGATCGACTGCCCCGGGTATCACCGTGCATGCGCTGGAAATGACAACTGAGCCTGTGGCCTTTGTGGAGCCATTGTCGGCCACGCCCACAACTGACAGGGCGATGTTCGGGTTGGCTTCAAGGGCCGCCCGGGAGGCCAGATGTGCTACCGAGCCCTGACCGAAGTACAAAGCCGCATCAGCATCACTGAAAACCTTTTGAGGCAGGTTTGCTGCCACGCTGCCGGCTGACGTCATTTGAGCAATGAGTATCAGGCTGTCCGGAGTTGGTGCCAGGCCCGGAAGGGCATTGTTCGTGTTAATTTCGCCGTAGAAACCAGGTACCCGAGTGTTCGGGATAAAGGGTGTCTGAATGTTTAGAGATGACATGGTTTAACTTTTCTCCTTTATACTGTAAGGGGTATCAGAGATGCAGTCTGAGGTGGCTCGCTTCCTGTCGCCTCAGGCTCTATCGAAAACTCTGCCATTATCGACGTTAAATTCCCAAGGTCCGGCATATCTGAAGAATATTCAACATTATACGAGCACCAGAACTTCATGTCAAACACCTGATATGCTGCCTTTGCCCATTCCCGTGTTGTCACGTTACGCCATCCATCGATCATCAACGGGTTCTCCAGGGCCAGTCCCTGTGGTTCCAGACTTTCGGACAGGTCTTGAAACTGTAGGTACCGGCCTATTCCATCAAGCAACTCATAGATCTTAGAACGCCGTTGTGCATCTCCTGTTGTTGCTCCCTTGACGTTCTTCACGATCAGTATCAGGCTCATGGTCACTATTTGTTTCCAGGTGGTCTGAGTGACCTTCTGAGATCTGGCCTGGTCAATGATCACGTTTACTGCCGGTGTTCTAAGGTTCAGGACTCCTGTCCTCAGGTCATTGAATGCAAACTGATCGACATTCAGCCCTTTTGCCTTCAGCCTATCCAACACCGCCTCTGATATGGCTGTCAAAATGTTTGGACTTACGGTGTCTGCTAACGAGGCATTACTCATATTGGATACCGATCATACGGCCGAGCACTTCCCGGACTGGTCATGGTCATCTGCGTCAAAGACACATCGCCGTTACTCACCTGAGTGTTCGTCTTGTTTGACGACATCCAGGTGGGGTTCTGAGAAATTTCGAACGGACTCAACTGGCCCCGCTGGATCGCTTTTAACTGGGTCATGACGTAGTCGTAGTCATCCTTTATGGGCTCCGGCAACGTCTGTATCAATGAACGCTTGAACAAAAAATAGACGGCCAGTTTCGTCGAAAGGTCCTGGATGAGGACCGGCACCGTGCCCGTAATGGGCACGGTGTATCGGCCTCTCAGATATCCATCTATCAGATCATCCGCCCGACGAATGCTGTCATTCACCTTGCCGCTGTCAATGTCATCAGTATTGTTGTCGTCAGACAACTGTTTGATGACCTCTTCAGGCAGGTAGTTCTTGCAGTCCGTTAGAGACGAATAACCCATTTTTTTTTCTTTCTCTCTCTTTAGTCGCTGTTCGTCGAACTGAACGCCCACCCGATGTCCAGGGCCAGAGGAGCAATATCCACCTGTTCCGTAACAGTGTAGACATAGGCCCTACGAACATAGTCATAGTAACCCTCGACGTATCTCTGGCTACCGCGGTAGGGAAGTCTGAACTGCAGACCGGCCGTCAGACAACGGAGTCCGGGGGCCTCTTTGTGGAACAAGAAGGCATTACCCTTGGCGCTGGGATCCCATATCGCCGACATTGTGGGGGCTGTTCCCTTTTTGGTTTCCTTCGACGCCGTATAGACGCTGGCGCCGACGATGACTTCATCGAGCTCAAGCAGGGACGCAAGCAGTTCGGCCGTGGGCACCGAGCGCTGTGTGTACTTGATCTTGTCGGAGACGTTCGGGTTGAACTGCTGGGCATAGAACGTCGCCACGTCCATGACAAGCACGTTCGTCCGTACGCCTGTGCTCAAGAGCACCTGCTCTTTTGCATTGTAGATGTCGTTGATGAACGTGTTCGAGGTCGTGTCGAGGCCCCAATGCCCGTGTGTGTCGACTCCGCCCAGGGTTCCGTCCAGCCATGTGTTGCCATAGATGGTGTCGGAAATGAGCTTTTCTTTGAACTGATCGATCCTCATGTAACCATGCTGGACCGCGTCCACGATGCTGTTCGTGGGCATCTGTCCGGGCATGTTCTCGATGTCGATCATTTCGACAGGGACCGACTCTCCAGCACTGATCTGGCGAGGGTTCACTGTCTGGGTCGCAATGTCCCAGTTGAAGATCTTGGTCTCTCCGCCTTCCGCTCTGTAAAGCGTCCCGTCTTCGATCCTGAACATATTCGCTTTCGCGTATTTCAAGACCTTCTGGGCAGGGCTGGCAAGCGGAAAGATCGGGAATACCCTCTCCCCGATGAGGTTGTCAGGCCTGTACTGGATGCTCAGGTTCTGAAGAGCGATCGGCACCGTGATCTGCGATACACTTGGCAATGCCATAACTTTTCTCCTTTGTTAATTCGTCCTATTACAATACCTGGCATACTCCGCCAAATTTAGAATATCCTCAACATTTTCATTCATTCTTGCCAAGGCGATGTTACACCCTTGGTGGAGTATTTTTCTGATCTTGCCAGTCCTATGATCATGGTCTACACAGATATTGCTCGTCTCAATTCCCAGAGGTTTTAAGCAAGCCCCACATAAACCGTTTTGACTTATGACCATTTGGTTTTTCTCTGAGAGCGTTATTCCGAGAGTCTTTTGTAACCTTCGGTTTTCTCTCGCCTCTCATAATTATAGGTGTCCCATTTTTTCTGATATTCTGGATGTGCTTTACGCCATCCATTCATATATGAATTCTTGCATTTTTTGCATTGGTTCAGGCCAGTTTTGAACTCAGACTCTGGCTTTTCCTTTTTGCATGTGATGCAAGTTTTCATACATTATTTTAGATCGCTGTTCCGTCACTGTCCATGCCGGGCTGAGGTCCGATCAGCCGAACTGCGACCACGTCGCCAGGGGCAGTGCTGGTCTGCATCTGCATGGCCCGTGCATATTTCAAATTGGACGATGAATCTGTGATGTTGAGCCCGATCCCCGTCCCGTCCCCTGATGTTCCTGGGCACAGAAAAGTCCCGATCGCATAGGCGGCACCGACACAGAGTCTGGCCACGCCATCAATGGCAACCGTTGCCGCGTACTGGCCACCGGGTGTTGCCGAGGGCTGGTTCTCGAGAATGCCAAGGGCATATGAATTCTTACCGGCAATGGTAAGGCCGCTTGTGGCATCGAGTTTGACGAAGCAAAACTGTGATGCGGAAAGGTCCGCACTGGTCTGGAAACTGATGGTTCTGGAATCACTCAAGTTATAAGCCATTTGTAAACTCCTGTTTTAAAAGGTTATTATGATCTATAATTAAGGGCTGTAAATATCTTGCAGCCCAATAAAGAAAATTTGGTTTTACCTTGGAGGTATCATGCCCTGCATGTACTGGGCATATTTTTCAGGCTCTTCTGCCGCACACTCACTCATGGAGGCCTTTAATGCATCCCAATAACTGATATTGGGAGTGGCGGCCATTTTGTCTTCTACCTTTTTCTTCATGTAATTTGCCATGCCGACGTCCGGGACTGAGACGGGTGTTGTCATGTTGGGCACGCTGGGCTCAGCACCGAATGTTATGATCTTGGGCATCTTTTTGAGCTCTTCCCGGTAATGGCGATGGGCACTCTGTTCCTCGGAATAATGACGCACATTGTCCAGTGTGGCCCGGGCCTCGAGGTTCAGGATGATCATGTCCCTGTCGGCAGGACGGATCTGACCAGCCTTAATGAGTTCTTCACAAAAGTCCTTGTCAGACTGCTTTACGGCCTCGGCATGGTTCTTCGCCAGGGCGGCTTTCAGGGCCTCGACTTCAGACTTCAAACTGGCGACCTCGCCCTTCAGTTTTTCGTTCTCGGCCGCAATGTCCGTGGCCTCATTAGCCACCTGGGCCTTGACCTGTTTCTCTTCAGGGCTGGCCATGGTGGCCTCGCCGGGGTCCAATGTCTCCTTCTCCACGATGCTGTTCTGAATAGCTGCCGCTGACTTGTCCCCGGCCGGCCTCGCTTTGCCCTCTTCCATGGCTATAATACTGGACTGTTCCACATGGTCCTTGACTCCGAGATCGGTTTTGTCTGCAACTTTGACGGTGTCTTTGACTTCGAGTGTTTTCGTATCGGGCATTGGTTTCTCCTCGGTAAATGTTTTCACATCGATCTTGAAAAGGTTGAAGAGCTTCTTGAAGAAGTGGTTCTCCCGTTTCAATTCGTCTACATTAACGACCTTGTCGGCCATGTCGAACTCCTCTGTGAATGAGTGATAGGGAATGGATGAAGCAAACTGGACAGGGGACAAGCCCTTCACTGCCGGGGCCATGCCACCCAAAAAAGCCAGATGCCGGATCCGTGGGCCATTTTCCGAATCGTAAAGAGATAAGGAAACTTTTTTATATGCTTTGTTTCTCAGAGCATCAACGAAGTCACGGTTCAATTCATGGAGCTTCATAAACAATTTCCCGCCAGATGCCATGCAATGTTTTATCCAGCCAAACGCTGGCGATGAGTCTGACGGATGGCCCAGACAAATAGGACTCGGATCTTTTTCAACCCGTTCATTATATTCTTTTGCCATCTTATCAAGATCTTTTTCAGTGTAAGTACATTCTGTTCCCTCGGCCGATGTATGTGTCCCCACTGAAAAAGCCTCGACGGTGAGTTCATTTTTTTCCTCATCATAACCCAGACCATCCTCTTCGTCGTCCAAGTCATCTTCAATTTCTTTGTGGGAAATTGATCCGGCATATTGTATACTATCAGCGTAATGGAGCGGACCTGAAGTGAAATGACCTGAAGGGATGGGACTGGAATTGACGGGATAGGAGAGGACCTGATAGGCTTTGATCGGGGAAGGGGCATCAGCAATGATGCCCCTTTTATTTTCCGAATGACTCATGGTCTTCTCCGCTTCGTCAAGTTTCGTGTAATAGTCGGAATGTTCCATCAAATGATCCATGGCTATTTTGGCTGCTACAAGCCGGTCAGTCGTGTGCTCGGTCTCGTGTTGAATTCCCTTCATGAGCTCGTCCAGGCTTATTTCCTTATCCATTATCAGGTCGACCAGCATGTCGATGTCCAGGTCCTCGATCTCGGCGTACTGCACGCTCAGGTCCTTATGTATGGCCGTGGGAACCGTTATGGCACTGCTACCGGCAGGAGTTGGCGTCCCCTCGTCATGGTCTGACGCAGGATGCATGGAGCCCTTATAACCATGTTTATCGGCCCAGTCCCGGGCCTCAGCTGGCGTGAATTTTGCTTTATCAAACCGTAATGCCTGGACTTCGGACTTCCCACCCTTAATTCCCAGAACTGCATCCACGCCGGCCGTCAGGTTCTTCCTGGCAAATTTCGTGTACTGACCCGGTTGGGTCACGCGGATGCTATGTTCATTTTTAAAGGGCATTTTTATTTTTTTTTTCTCTTTAGTTCGTTGCTGAGCAAAGCAAAATAACCGGGACCCCATTAACAAGGGCCGTGATGGTTCCACTGGCTACCATGCTGGGTCCTGTAACTCCACCTGTGCTGAATATGACTCCTGTTATTCCCTGGACTCCGGTCAGACCCCAGACCCCTGTAAGGCCCTGGATTCCTGTGGTTCCTTGAGGAGCTATCAGGCCGGTAATTCCCTGAACGCCCGTGAGACCCCTTACTCCGGTCAGGCCTTGGTAACCAACCCCGGTCAGGCCCTGGACACCGGTGGTTCCTCTTATCCCCTGGACACCGGTGATGCCCTGGACTCCACCTGTCACATCGCCAAAGGGGTTGTATAAAAGTTCGCAGGCCACAATATCGCCCGCGGCTGTACTGGGCTGGAGAAGCCGGGCCCTGATCACATCATTACTGGAGCCGGCATCAGCCACTGAATACGCGAGCCCTGCCGTGGTCCCGTCTGTATAAGGAACCACGAAGGTTCCAACTGGGTAGACTCCACCGACCGCAACCCGTGTCAGTCCTGAGACCGCCACGGTTCCTGAGAACTGTCCCAGGGCCCCTGCCGTGGGTATGTCTGTTAAAATGCCGAGGGCATGGTCTGTGTTGGTGGCTGCATAAAGGAGCTCATCGCTGCCAAGTTTAACGAAACAGAACTGGTTTTGGGAAAGGTCTTCACCGCACTGTTGAGACGTGGCAAAATTAGACGTTGTATTATAAGCCATTAAAACTCCCGGGTTAAGGGGGGCGCAGAATGGGCCGTTGTTAATAGGATGATACCGGCGAATTGCTTGAAATTGAGTAATTCCAGGGTATTATCCGAATATGGGAATGGTTTGGGAAGAGTTTGGGACTGGTTTTTTGAGTTATGAGGGGGGGTTTTTTGGGGAAACAAAATAAAAAAGGGGAGGGTGTGTGAGCCAACAGAAAAAACTTAAAGAGCAGTTCCTGAAGTTGTATAAAGAGAGTCACGGTCACATTGCTTCATCCGCCCTAACCATGGGCATCGACCGCAAAACCTTCTACAACTGGAAGGCCTCGGATCCTGACTTCAAAGAAACTGTTGAGACCCTGAACGACTCTTTTGTGGAACTCGTGGAAGCAAAAGTTCAGGATAAGATCAAAGAAGGGAACGAGTTATGGATGTGGAGATACCTGAAATGTCACAAACCAGAGACCTGGCATGACGAGGTAAAACAGGAGCATTCTGGCAGTTTAAAGCTTGAAATAGTGAACAAAACCCTGGGTCATGACGGAGTGATATCGTGAAATTTACCTTGGCTGAAAAGGCTCCTACGGCTACGGTAGAGCCTTTATCTCTCCCTGAACCTGACCCGGGCGTGAACCAAATTGAGTTCACGTTCACCACGACTCAGCTTCCCTTCTTCGATCATGACGCACGGTTCAAGGTCATGGCAAAGGGGCGCCGGTTCGGGGCGACCATGTCCTGCGCCCAATATATAATGAGAGAAATGCTGAGTTCTAAGCAGCGTGTCCTATGGATAGACGTCATCTATTCGAACATAAGTCGTTACTACCAAAGGTGTTTTTCTCCCACGTTGAATAAGATACCTCACAAAGCCTGGGAATGGCGTGAGCAGCAAAAACAGTTGAGCATGGCCAACGGGTCATATATGGATATGAGGTCTGCTGACAGGCCTGAGTCGATCGAGGGCTTTGGCTATTCGCTCATCGTCATCAATGAAGCCGGCATTGTACTTCAGGACAGAAACCTTTGGCAGGTGTCTATTGCACCCATGGCCCTGGACTATAACGCCAGGGTGTTGTTCGTTGGCACGCCAAAAGGCCGCAGGGACAAGAAAACTGGTGAGGACAGCCTCTACTACGAGCTATATAAAAAGGGTCTGGACCCCAAAGAGGTGCTCTGGAAGTCCTTCACTTTCAGTACCTATGACAACCCGTTGTTTACCAAAGCAGCTATTGACGAGTTGATATCTGAAATTCCGCCCATCATCAGACGTCAGGAGATATTTGCCGAGTTCATAGATATTGGTGAAGACCAGGTATTTTACTCGGACTGGTTCCCTGTGGTGGATGCCCTTCCCACGGACTCTGCCTTTTTCGTTAAGGTGATGAGTTTAGACACGGCCTTCAAAACCAAAGAGGAGTCCGACTATTCAGCGTGCGTGGTGATCTATCAGACCCTGACTGACTTCTATGTCGTTGATGTTGTTAATGATAAGTTCGAATTTCCTGAGTTACTGACCGAGGTGGATGCCATATATAACCGGCACCATGTGGATGCGGTTCTGGTTGAGGACAGGGCGTCGGGTCAGTCTCTCATACAGTCACTCAAAGCGAACACGGCGTTTCCGGTTCGGCCGATCAGTCCTGACAAGGACAAAATTACCAGGGCATCTGCCGTGACTCCTTTGTGTTCTACAAAAAAGGTGAAGCTTTTAAAGGCTGGTTGGAACAAGATGTTCCTGGATCAGTTGCAGAATTTTCCTTGTGGGCACGATGACATTTGTTTTGTTGCCGGGACCTTAATTGCTACTATGTCTGGGGATAGGCCCATTGAGTCTATAAAAATTGGAGACTCAGTCATCACACCTATAGGTGTCAGAAAAGTGACTAAAACTTTTGAACACTATGCTGACAGGGTCATCAACAAAATGGGCCTCACATGCACGCCAAACCATCCAGTTTTTGCAAACAATGAGTTTATTAGAATTGATGCATTGACACAAACAATGAATTGTAGTATATTAGATGCATGGACTCTTACAAAGTGGTCTCTGAAAGATGCATTGAATTCAATGGGGAGCTTTACTACAAACTTGGTAGGAAAGCCCCTTATTACTACCATAGCACGTATCATCCGGCCGAAAAAGGGAAACCCGGTCACAGGACTGTTAAAGCTCTGCATCGAGTCATTTGGCAAAAATACAACGGTGACCAAGAAATTCCTGTTGGGTTTGAAATTCATCACAAAGATAATAACAGGGACAACAACGACCCTGGCAATTTACAGCTGTTACCGATGCGGGAACATCGTGCGCTCAATAGGGGCAAACCTTGTTCAGAGACTCAAAAGTCTCACCTTGCTGATATCAGGCCTCTTACCCTTGAATGGCATAGATCTGAAGAGGGCCGAGCGTGGCATAGGCAACATGCCATTGGACCCAAAGAAAAACGAAATGAACAGACCTGCATTCAATGTGGGAATGTTTTTCTATCTTGTCAGTCCTCAGCCAAATTCTGCAGCCATAATTGCGATGTCAAATGGCGGTTTAAACACAATACCCGAATGGTTTCAAAAATTTGTCCTTTCTGCAAAAGCCCTTTTGAAACACATGACAGGGGTAAGAAAACCGCAAACTTCTGCTCCCGATCCTGTCGTATCCGAAACTATTGGTCAACCCGTCCGAGTTTTTAACCTCGAAATAGATCACGTTAATTGCTACTATGCCAACGGCATTCTGGTTGGCAATTGTGACGCCCTCAGCCAGGCCCTTACGTACCTAAAAGACTTTCGTGGTGTAAAACCCGGTTTGGTGACCAGGACTTTGAAACCAGATGTAATTCCAGGGTTTCGAGGTTCGTCTCTTCCATTGTCAGATAAGCTTTCCGGTTATAATGCAACCCCCAACTCTATGCGAGGTTACAGATGACAGTTAAAAAAAGTTTTATCCAGAATTTCAGTCAGAAACCCAGTTACATGACCGGTCAAAGTGGCCAGACATCTGATCCATACGGGCATGTTGATGACACTACGACTGATCCAACTTTTAAAGTAACCTCACGTAAACCCTATAAAAATGAAGTGGTTACGAGGTCGACCGCTTGGGACTACTTTAGGACATCTCTGTTAATGCCGACCCAGTCAGAGGTTCTGATCGCTTTGGGCAAAAATATCGAGGAGGTCGACCAACTTCTTTCGGATGGTCGGGTCAAGGCCTGCTTCAACAACAGGCGGTCAGGAACTTTGTCTCTAAAATGGGCGATCGACCAAAATGATGCTCCCGCCCGCATGTACAAGACCATCCAGAAGGTCTTTGAAATGTTACCGGTGACTGAAATTATGGCCGAATGTCTCCAGGCCTCATTTTACGGCTTTAGCGTTTCCGAAGTTTCCTGGCAATACCAAGGTGGCCTCTGGCTGCCCGAGGCCGTGTCCGGTAAAGCAGCCCGTTGGTTCGGTTGGGCTGATGATAACACCTTGAGATATAAGACCAAAGTCGAGCAGGTTCAAGGTGAAGTGTTACCTCCTCGTAAGTTCTTGGTGACCAGATATCATCCCAGGTATGATGACCCCTCGTCATCGAGAGAGGCCCTGTTCAATGGCTGCTACTGGCCCGTAAAATTTCGCCATATGATCATGGAATATGGAATTCGTTTCGTTGAAAAATATGGCATGCCCTGGCTCGATGTGAAACTTGAGGCTGGGCTGCAGCAGGAGCGTCTTAATGAGATCCTGGATGTCCTTCAGAAAAGCTTCGCCGATAGCATCGTGGCCCATCCGGATAACACCACGATCACGCCGTTGGAGGTCAACAAAACCTCATCTATCGACATATATAACGGGTGGTTAGACACAATGAACCGCGAAATTGACATGTGCATATTGGGAAATAACATGTCGGCCGAGATCAAGGGTGGTTCATATGCCGCCGCGGCTTCTCTGGCGGGTGTCCGTGACGACATCGTCAAGGAAGATAGCCGCATGGTTGAGGTGACCATGGATCAGTTGATCGAGTGGATCGCCTGGTACAATTGGCCGGCAGCGGACAAGTTGCCTAAATTTCGCTTATATAAGAGCGAGCCGCCGACCAAAGATAGGGCTGAGATCGACGTGATGTTGAGCAAATTGGGCGTCAAACTGAATAAGGAATATTTCGCCCGGACCTATGGGTTGAATTCGGAGGAGTTCGAGATCGGGGCACCTGTACAGGACCTCAGTACAGGTCTGAAGGGTGCTGTCTCCGGCGCCGAGCCCTCGGTCCCAGTGGCAAAGGTTCCTTCTCAGGTGACGAAACCTGGCCAGGAACAGATGACCGTGACCAAAAACGACAACGCTCTATCAGGGCCTGATGCAAAGACCATCACCGAGACCGGTATCATGGCAAAAGACGTAGCCAAAAATGAGCAGACCACTGATGCCTATAAACGTTCCCAGGCAAAAGGCGGGGCCTATTCTGAGGCTACTTTACCCCCCTTCATCCAGCCCGTTTCCAAACTTGTTTTCCTCAGGCATGGTGACACCGACCAGAACGACAAACATCAGATCCGGGGCTGGTCAGATCCACCGCTAAATGCAAAAGGCCTTAAACAGGCCACGAAGGCCGCAGAGGCCCTAAAAAGTTCCGGAGTGCAGGTCATCTACTCCAGTGACCTGGATCGAGCCTTGAGCACCGCAGAGGCCTTGCAAGCGACCACAGGGGCATCCCTGGTTCGTTCAAAAGAACTCAGGCCCTGGGACGTAGGTGACTATACTGGCATGGACTCGGAGGATGTCCTGTCTATTCTTGGCAAATATTGTGCTGAGCCTGATAAACAAATTCCCGGGGGCGAGAGCTTTAACGAATTTAAAAACCGGACGTTGCCCTACATCCAGGGCATTCTGGCCCAGAACGTCGGGCACCCGATCGCCGTGGTCAGCCATCACCGTGTAGACCGGCTCCTGGACGCCGTCAAGACGGATGGGTCTGTGGACATGGGTGTGTTCTGCAGTCGGGGAATAGAGCCCGGAGAGTATCGGGCCATTTAATACGGGAACAGGGTTGAGTCGTAGCGTTCCGTGAACAGGAACCTATGCACATACGAACTCCACGTTGCACTCCACACCGCGGTGCCCGCCAGGGTCGAGTCATTGATCCGGTAATCCAGTTCGGTCAGTATCCGGGCCGTGGCCAGACGGCCATGCTTGCGGCAATGCTCAGCGAAGTCATTGATCCTGGCCAGGGTGGTCTCGAAATAAACCGGCTGGGAAAAGAACAGACAGTCGTCTTTAAACTCCAAACTTGTCGCGGTGCGTTGTTCAGAGGCCTTATACGTTGCCACCACGTTATTTAAACAATGCCAGACGTATGTGCTGAATGCGGAACGGGTGGGGTCGTACGAGGATAAAAGGGCCGGCAGTTTTAGATAAAAATTCTGGGTGATCTCATGGAGATCGTCCCTGTCCCGGATGCCCATGCTCTTGGCCATGCCGATGAGCTCTGAGTGGTTGAGCCGTTGGAATTCATCTGCCGAATGTGTCGGGGTCAAATTGTCTCCGTATTTGACTGATAATTCACCTTTATCACTGATGTCCCGGACCCGTATTCCAGTTTTCTGAGTTCATATCTGTCGCCATATAAATTAGTTACGAGGTCCCAGACGACCTGGTCTATTGTCTGGTTATCCGAGGCGTCCTGGTTCATCAACAGAAATAGCAGTTCACATCGTAATTTCTGATAACCGCGGCTGTCAGCCTTCTCATGGTGGGCCTCAGACAGAACATCCTTCAGCTGGTCAAACGTGGCGATCGAGGCCAGCCGTGGCTTTATCACGTCATCGAAATAGTCATCGGCTGTATAGCTCATTTGGCTTATTTCCACACCTCCGTATACGCCTTCCCATTCTGACGCTCTACCAGCTGCCTGACCTCATAAACCGTCATATGCTCGAGCTCGTCCCGATACGAGGTTTGTTCCTCCCGTATTAACCGCAGGCCGTGCCGGTCCCGAAAAAAGAACAAGATCTTTTGCATTGCGGTTAGCATGATCTCTGGTTTCGTATGGCCCGCAACGTCACACGCCTGGCGCATTTCTTCATCAGTGATGTACCCGCGGCCTGAGCTGATGACATGTGGCTCCATGATCCAAGCGTCTGTATCAATGCCCCTGCCGACCGGTACCGCGTCTATCATGCCTTAAAACCTTATTAAAACCGTCGCTGAGGCCTCGCCAAGCCATTCTGAGCCTTAACTGCCAGTAACCGGCTGTCCGAGCCCTGCCTCGGTTTTAGAGGGCCTCTACGGCTGTTTTAGGGCCCATAGAACTTTTCGGTGATCTGCCGTTCAATTTGCGATACAGCCGCCGACCACGCCACGGCACCCAAAACCAGTGCCAAATTGACTGCTGGTTGCAGGCCTCGCAGGCCTCAGAATAATGACCACATAATTTTCGCAGGCGGCATTTCATGCGCCACCCTTCTTTTGATACCAGGCCCTTTGATACTCATTAACCTGTTTACGATGAGCTCTTCGCCACGTCGCTTCACGTTTCAGTTGTCGGACCCGGTAGACCTGGTCCGAGTTGTATTTATCTCTTCGATATTTTGCTGATGCAGCATTGTGTCGTGCTCG